GGTGTCAACAAGCTCTGGACAGAGGAGATCAAAGAAAGAGAAGACGCCAATGTATATGTGATACCTTCCAACGATCCTGTCAAGGGTGGTGGGTTTACACATCTCGGTTTGGTTATTGATCCTGATCTGCCCAAGTTCAAGGCCAGAGTTCCTATCATTGTAACGCCCAAGGACTGCGTACCATCTGATGATATTCAGAACAACATCAAAGCAAATCTAACAAAGATTGACAGTTGGATTGATGAGAAGTGTAGGATCAATAACGAGATTATCTTTGTTGTATCTGCTGGTCCTTCTTTGGATGTTGATCAAATCAAAGAAGATAAAGAGATGTTGGAAGAGGGTAACAAGACTGTCAAGGTTGTCTGTGTCAAACACTCTCTGCCCATTCTGATGGAAAATAAACTTATTCCTTGGGCATGTACCCTGCTTGATCCAAGACCAGTGGAGGGTGTGTCCACTCACGGCGTGGTCAGAAGCACACTCTTTGAAAGCATCAACCCACGTACTCACTTCTGGGTAGCGTCTATGACTGATCCATCTGTGGTGGACCTGCTGCAAGATAAAGGTGCTCACATTGTAGGCTGGCACGCTTTCTCTCAAGCTGTCAAAGGAGGCATCGAAGGATCAGGACAAGATGCTCTGATGATCACCGGAGGAACCAACGCTGGTCTCAGGACCATTGGCATTGGACACACCATAGGGTTTCGTCAGTTCCATCTCTATGGATTTGACATGAGCCTTGGGAAGGACCCCTCTGAAGCTGATCAGAAGGCTCTGGACGAAGAAGGTAAGCCAAAGTATCTCAATGTATCTGTGGGAGACAAGAGCTTCTGGACAACAGGAGAACTGCTGGCAGGTGCACAGGACCTAGANAAGTTGTTCAAGACCTGTAAGGATATGGACCTAGACATACAGTTCAAGGGTGCAGGNATGGGTCAGGAGATATGGGACATTGAGAAACCAGAACCATGGAAGGGGTATCAACAATGGGGGATGTAATTAAATTTACCAATTCAACTGTATTAAATCCAGANGGTAGTNTAAATGNAGAGGGTAANGAGCAAGCGTTGCAGCATCTGGAAAAATGTGTTACGCTTCTACAAGAAAGAGTAGAGAATAAAAGCATTGACGGTGCAGTTCTTCTCCTTTTCAAGGAGGGTGATCTGGCTGAAGATGTAATGGCAGGGAATATTAAATCAACGTCCCTGCTNTTTGTNCTTGAATANCTAAAGCACCAGATTATTACAGGTGCAGAATTATTTACTGAGGAGGTGATCGAAGATGATTGAAGCAATTATGTTACACAAAGCAGAGATCATTGAAGCAATCTTGGGTATCGTTGTGGTGGCCAGTGTAGTTGTCGGTGGCACCAAAACTCCTGACCCTGACTCTTGGCTAGGCAAAGCTTACAAGGTTCTTGAGTGGGCATCTCTGACTTTTGGTAAAGCAAAANANACTGGNGAGAAATCAGCTGAAAAGATTGAGGTCAAGGTAGCTGAAGGCACTACGGAAAAAGTAGATGAAGCCAAAAAATGAACATCCACTTGATGGACCTCACCCAACTGATTGACTCCTGATGCTTTCTATCTTTGGTAACATCATAGGATTTATTACCAAGGTTATACCTATGCTCTTTGCGTACAGAGCAGGGAAGAAATCTGCACAGGTAGATATGCTAGAAAAAGAATCAGAGATAGTGGAGAAGGCTAATGAGATTGAAAGAAGGATTGATCGTATTCATAGCGATGCTGTCTCTGAGCAGCTGCATAAGCGTTGGGGCCTCCCAAAGTAACTGTAGTTGGGTGAAGCCCATCCTTATACATGAAGAGGATATCTTCACTCCAACCACAGCCAGAACTATTCTTACCCATAATGAAACATGGGCAGAGATATGCTCTAAGTAGAGATTTTAATCGCTCTAGGTTTCAGTTCTTCTGGTAGGAAATGTTTGACTTCAATGGTCAGTAGACCGTTCTTGAACGTGGCATCTGTCACCACGTAGTGAGGCGCAAGCACAAACTTCTTACTAAAATTCTTGGTAGAGATACCCTTGTAAGCCATATGCTTTGGAGGTGTATCTGAATCCTGCTTCTCACCCTTGATGGTAAGTTCAAGGTTCTCTACAATGACAGAGATATCATCCTCTTCCCATCCAGCAAGAGCAATCTCCACTACATAGTTGGCACCGTCTTTGTATACGTTGTGAGGGGGATACTTGTTATCTTCATAACTGATGTTGTTGAGAGCAGCTACTAGGTTATTCATGCCTAGCATTCTGTTGAACATATCAGTGGTCAGTTGTGTTTTGAATACATCGTTCATTGTNTAAACTCCTTTTCAGCAAGTTGTTAAGAGACCCGACAACTCGGCATCTCAGTTAGAATATAGCACACCTAGTCTTCTTTATCAAGTGTTATGTTTTCTCCCAGTTGTTTTATTTTTCCCACCAAAGATGAGTGATCCATCAGAAGACTGATCAGTGCTTGTCTAGGAACCTTTATATCTTTNGCGTTCTTTCTAGCTTTGTCTGCTGCTAGGTGTAGCGTATCAAAGTCTTCGTCACTGGTGTATAACTTCACTATCTATCTCCTATGTTATTGGCGCTCCCGGCAGGACTTGAACCTGCAACCTACAGATTAGAAGTCTGTTGCTCTATCCAGTTGAGCTACGGAAGCTGTATCAATGCCTCCCAAGAGGTGGGAAAACATTTGGCACATTCTATCTCTATCAAAGAAGCAATGTCTCTGGTCTCCTCCTGTGCATCTACCTTGATCCTGAGAGAACAAACTCTGGCAAAGGAGACAAGGCTACCTGTCCAGTACCATTCAGTGAACATGCTCTGCGGGAGAACCATACGTGCCATCTCTGGTGCCACGCCTTTTCTTAGTAGTTCATTGTATGTCCACCTACACCTTTCAATAGCTTGTTCATAGTCATCCACCATGGCACGACCAGAACCAGTGGGAGGGTTGATATCTATCTCCTCTTCTGAGCTACCTTGCTTCTTGTTCTTTGGTTTACCTCTCCAGTATTCTGGGTAGTAGAACTCTGGTTCATAGTCAACATATCTCCTGCTGATCTCGTTCCAGACCAGACCCACCTGATGTTTACCAAGCTGTCTAGCCACAAAGATAGGAGCTTTGATCCTGAACTGGAGAGAGGTATGGGCAAAGGGTGTCCAGTGATTGTGCTTGGCAAGGTACTTGATAAGTTTCTCGTCTGACTCATTAAGTAGATCACGCACAGGTCCTGCCTCTGGTATTGACTCCCAGTCTGATTCCTTATTGAAAGAAACTCTGGCAGCGTTTACCACTGTCAGGTCAGAACCCATGTGATCTATCAGTGTAACTTCCATACCGTTTATCATTTCAGAGACTCAGTTGCCTTTGCATCAAAGCTATCTGTAAACCCAGAGTCAGGAAACTCTTTAACTGGATTTAGGTAGGTGAGAATAATATCACACGCTTCCATTACACCTCCATCAGAGGTGTCCTTTCTAATCTGTTTTAGAAACGCACAAGTCAGTGACTGTGCCATGTCTTCCTGCATCTCAACTACATATGATGTCATGTCTATGCTCCTATGTCTACTACTTCACATACGCCACCAGTGCAAGCTAGTTCCTGTGATCCACTGGTTGTGTCACCTCTCTCATATCCCTGTAGCTCTGTCCAGTCAATGATAGGTGGCATCTTCTTTACCATGTCATTGTAGATATCTTTCTCAATGTCCTGATACGGTGCTTGCTTGTACGAGTGATCAGAGAACGGGAGAAAGGATATGCCAGAGAGAGAATCAAAATGTTCCCAGCACCATGAACCCACAGCCAACCACTCATGCTCCTTGACAGAGATAGTAACAGATGGCTTGTGCTCACAGTAGTTGTCAGCTATCTTGAGCCACAGTTCCAACTGCTCAATGGCGCTCATGTCATACCTGCACACAGCACCATCTGGACTTTTCATAGGGAAGGAGAACACAGTTACACTGTCAGGTGCAGTGAAGTCTGGCTCTGCTGGCACACCTTTGTCCTTGAGGAACATGGTCAGCGGGTCCTTGTTATCACCTCTGACTGTCCTGACATAGAACGGGTTGTGTCTTGCATGGATACCAGACGCTGCGTCAACAAGCTGAGACACAGTGCCAGAAGGTTTGACACAGGTGACAGCTGCACTCTGATTGATGCCTAGTCTCTCTGCCAGTTTCTTGTTAGTCTTAACAGCCATGTTTCTCAGTTCTTGCAGTGTCTCTGGCTTGGCATCGTACACAGCGGGGCAGTCCATGATACCTGTCAGTGACACACCTAGCAGACGCTCCTCCTCTGTGGTATCTTTCCAACGCTTACGCAGGTAGCCAAAGTCTGTCAGTGTAGACTGGAATGTACCTAGTATGGTGGCCAGTCTGATCTTTTCTTTCAGGGTAGCCACGGTGTCCTCTGCTCTGCAGATAACCTCTGACAGATTACAGAACTGGTAAGGGCGTAGGATAATCTCACAGCAAGGGTTGGTGCCAAAGTCTACGTCTCCATCACGCCTACCATTGGACGCTGCCTTCTCCTGTGCAGATGCACGGTTGAAGATGCCGCGTTCTCCGCTCTTGCTCTCATACAGAGAGAGCCATTCCTTCATAAAGATACCCATGTCAGGGCGCTCTGTGTAGCAGACAGAGTTGTTGGAGAGTGCACGTTGCTGGTTGTCTACCCACCACTCACCGCTCTTGGCCATACGCATACGCTCATCTGTAAGGTTGGAGAGCGAGATCAGAGCAGACCTTCTGACGCCGCCTACAACCACCACCTGACCGACCTTGCACATGATGTCATGGCACTCTATGGAGGTGAGCTTTCTACCCTTGGCTTTCTTGAATGTTTGAATAGTAAAGTCAAACAGTTCCTCCAGAGGTGCAGGACCAGATGCCCTACCACCAAACACTTTCAACCGCTCACCAGCGGGGCGTATCTTGCTGGTGTCAATCTTGGGTACACGGTTGGTATACAGGAGAGAGATAAGATCACGTAGACCTCTGGCCCAACCCTCTTTGGAGTCAGCAACAGAGATCACATCGTCTGTGTTCTCAAACTCTTGATCAGGTATAGTGGGTAGGTTGTTGATATACTGACGCTCAACAGAGAAACCAACACCTGTGCCATTCATCAGAATGTACAGGCACTCGTCAAAGGACCGGGGTGAATCAACAGGAAGATAAGAACAGTTGTACCCTGCCACGTTCTCACGCTTCAGAGCAGGACCAGCTGTCATCAGTGCTCGCATAGAACCAAGAACCTTGAGCGTGAGCATTGCATCTCTTAGCTCTTTTAGTTCTTTACCAAAGAGATCATAGCTGTAGTTGTCACCAAGGTGCCGTACCATAAAGGACAGATACCTATCAACTGTCTCTTCCCATGTCTCTCTCCGCTGCTCTTCGTCTAACCAGCGTGAGTACCGGGACATATGAATAAATGACTGGTAGTTGGTTGGTAGGGTAACTTCACCATTCGTAGTTGTCATCAACAATCTCCTCTGTTACAAATTCTAACCAGTACTCAAACTGTTTGATTGTGTATTCATCAGCGACAGGGCTTATATCTGCCAGCTTCTCACCGTCAAATATAAGCTCGTCACCACGTATTTCAAGTAGTGGCATCGACATTAAAATTCAAAAAGTTCGGGATGTTTCTTGGTCAAGTCAGACCGAATAGCCCACTGCTTTGTAGCTGAAATCTCAAATGGTTCTACCCATACCTTGACATCTGTAAGACCCATGTCATGGTAACTCTTGCGAAGTTTTCTACACAGAATCTCTGATGCTCCCTTGTCTCCTAGATAGTCTCTCATAGCTTGCCCTCTTCTAGGAGTTGCATCTGAAGTTCGATGTAGTGTTTGGCTTTTTCAAGGTCTTGAACATTTGATTTGACCGCATACCTAGTCACGTATTTTACTACATTACCCATCAGGAAACCAAGCTGATTACATTCTATGTACTCAACTGGTTGAATTTTACAGGTTTTATAATGGTCACCTCCAACCTGTTTGTCGATAGCTTTCTCCATTAATTGATCCTTTCTCTTGAGTAGAAGATATGCTTACCTATCTGCGCCAGACGCTTGTACTCACTGGCCCAGTAAGGTCTAACATATATTGCATGGTAATGTAAAGCTTTTTTTATAGACAAAATTTCTACGCCTTCAGANACAAGAGACGCTGCATTGATAGCGTCATGATAAGCCACCGGATCGTTGATCTCTTCTGGCTTTCCATCACACCAATAACTAAACTCACACTTGTGCTTGACAGGGTGTCCACTGTGGTGGTATCTCCCTTGGTGTACAACAGAACACACATCGTCAGGAAACTGTGTGCTGGCAACTCTCTGTAGGATCACCTGACCAACTGCCAGCTGACCTGTGAAGGGTTCACCCCTACTTTCAAAGTAGATAGCCTCTGCCATGCAGAGTAAGTTCTGATCAAAAAACTCACGCATCTCTAAGTTATCTGTTGCGTGAGTTGTATTTGATAGTAGTAGCAGTGTTGTGCTAAGTAGTATCTTCATGAAGTATCGCATTGATCCTCTTTCTGATAAAGGTTTTCTCTTTGGTTCTGATAACCTGCTTGGCAAAAGACTTGAAAGCATCCGGGTCTATACCTGCAAGGTGACATACCGTGTCTCTGTCCTCTGCTGTTACACCTATAGACGAGAATATCCACGCCTCTGCCTGATCCCTGACTAACTTTACCTCTGTGTTATCGTATTCTTTGACAGGCTTGGTGGCATCTAGTAACTGTTGTAGGATGACACA